CGCTCGTGGAGGCGTGGAACCGCCGCGCCGCCGACGATGGGCTGGTGCTGTGGGGCTGGCGGGATTCGTCCAAGTCGGTCAGTTACGACGGGATGAACCGCGCGCTGCACGCGCTCGAGCAGCGCGTCGGCGTGGCGACGGTGCGGGGCCGCGCCTGGCATGCGTTCCGTCGCGCGATCGCGACCGAGCTGGCGGAAGAACTCGGCCCGGCGCAGGCGGCGGCGTGGATCGGCGACACGATGAAAACGACGACGGAGGTGTACGTGCAACCTGGTGCGGAGGCGATGAAACAGGCGGCCGACTACATGCGAACCGCGTCCGAACCGCGCCCCGAAGTCGTTGGGAGAAAGGGGCTTGCCGCGAATGGCTAAGGTACGCCACGAAAGCGATGCGCCGGACAGGAGTCGAACCTGTGACCTCCCGTCCGTCACTGCCAGCACCGCCGCGGTCCGTCAGGGCACTGCACCACCGGTAAACGGCGGCCACAGTGGACGTTCGGGGGCTCGCGGCCCATCGACCACCGCGCCCCGTCACACCGTTGTTGACCGTGCAACACTCCCGAAACTTTCCCGACTTGGCCGGCCAACCGCGTCCGCAACCGCGACCGTCAAGCGCGCGCTGCAGCGCCAGCGCACCGAGGCTCAGGCCAACCTGTTCATCGCGCTGTGCCGGGCCAAGCACGGCCTCATTCCGACGCGCGAGCACCACTTCGCCACACCATACCGTAACTGGCGGCTGGACTTCGCCTGGCCGGCCAAGCTGGTCGCGCTGGAGGTCGAGGGCGGGGCCTTCGCTGGTGGGCGCCACACGCGGGGCTCGGGGTTCCGGGAGGACGCGGCGAAGTACAACCACGCCACCTGTCTCGGATGGCGGGTGCTGCGGGTGCTGCCGGAGCAGCTGAACAGCCCCCGGACGTTCGCGTTGCTGGCCTGCCTGCTGAGCGGCAGTGCACCACCAGCCCCGCCACCACCGTCCCGGCGGAAGGCGCAGGCCCGGCGCCAGGCGGTGCTGCTGTGACCGGCCCACGCCGCGGCACCGAGGAGGACTGGGCCCGGGCGAAGCTGCTGTGGGATGATGACATCCCTGTGGCGGTGATCGCCCGGACGATCGGGTTCAACGCGAGCGCGGTCTACCAGCAGTCCCGGCATCGTGGCTGGCGGCGCCGGCCGCACATCCGGACCGACTCCCCCTCGCCGTCGGACTGGGCAGAGGCTCGGGTAATGTGGGACCGCGCCGAACCGGCGCTGCTCATCGCGGAGTTCCTGCATCGCACCGTCAGTGCGGTGTACCGGCACGGCTGGGAGCACCACTGGCCGCGGCGGAAACATGGCGGGCCGAGGCCACCCGCCCGACGCACGACGCCCGCGCCGGCGCGGAAGCCGGCGCCACGCCCGAGGCCTGTGCCGCAACTGGTCGAGGCGTGGAAGCCCGAGGCCCCACCACCACCGCCTGAACCGCTCCAGCGCTGCGCGCCCCCACCGGGTCACATCGAGCACGCCTGCGGGCACCAGCGTGACGCCAGGTACGGGCCCGGCCGCTTCTCGACCGAACCCTGCCGCGGCTGTGAGAGGATCCCGGAGCACCTCATCGTGGCGACCCGGCTCGGCACGTTCGGTGAGCGGAGAGCCGCGTGAACGCCCAGGAACAACTCGCGGCCTCGATTGCCCTGGACCGCTCCGGGCTCCGGTTCCTGAAGCCGATCCGTGACGGGGCGAAGATCGTCGGCTGGGAGACGGTGGCACCTGGCGCCGTGCTGGGCCGGATCCTCGCCGCCTTCGGGTGGCGGGTCGAGCTTGTCGGACGGGGAGAAGAGGCTCACGTACCACTGCCAACCACCACCGTGGCGCTCTTATACCGCCACCTCACGCTGGTTCGATGACCGCCGAACGCCCCCCGAACCGCCCTCGCGTGCTGGTGCACATCGCTCTTGCGAACTACAATCGCATGAACGACTTTCACCATGAGGCGACAACCATGCACGCACCGATTGCAGTACTCGCCACGCTTCTCATCCTGGCCACCACAGCCTGTGCCGGCGGCACCGAGCCGGACTGCATGCCCGCGGTGCACCACCTGCAGGGTGGTGGCTCGTTCGTCGTGTACCCGGCTGGCTGTCCGTTGCCGCCCTGCCCGACGACCGAGGGCTGGCATCAGGAGGGCTCGGTCTGCTACCACGAGCGCACCGCCAACACCCCATGACGATGAGCGTTACGTGACGGCAGGCTCAGCGATTCGCTACGAGGCCTTCGCCCGCGGCTTCGCGCTGCACGGCAACGCCACCAAGGCCGCCGAAGACGCGGGCTACTCCAAGCGGTCCGCGCATGTTACCGGCGCCAGGCTCATAAGAAATGCTAAAGTTTCGGCGCTGATCGACTCGCACCGTGAAGCCCTCGCAGCGACCGCCACCGCGAAGGCCGAGGACGTTCTGCGCGAGCTGGCCATCCTGCTAACGAGCGATGTGCGTCACTTCACGGTGGACGACTCTGGCGAGCTGACGCTCACCAAGGGCGCGCCGGAGCACGCGTGGCGCGCGGTCGCCAGCGTGAAGCACACGATTCGCCGACGCGACGACGAGGTGACGCGGACCATCGAGTTCCGATTGTGGCCGAAGACGGACGCGGCCCGGATGCTGGGCGAGCACTTCAAGCTCTACACGCAGAAGGTCGAGCACGAAGTGCCGGCGGGCACCGGCGTTCTGGCGGTGCCGGTCCCGGTCTCGGATGCGCAGTGGGCTACCGCAGCCGCGAACCAGCAGGCCGCGTTGCTCAAGCGCCCTCCGAGCGCCTCGCAAGCGATGTGACGGCCGTCGCGGCCGAGCCGCGCATCGCCTGGGCTCCGTTGCCCGGGTCGCAAACCCTCTTCGTCACATCACCGATCTACGAAACACTCTACGAAGGCACGCGCGGGCCCGGTAAGACCAACGCGCTGCTGCTCGACTTCTGCCAGCACGTAGGCCAGGGGATGGGCCAGGCGTGGCGCGGCATCCTGTTCCGCCAGAACTACCCGGCGCTCGCCGACGTGGTCGAGAAGGCTGACGAGTGGATTCCGCGGACCTTCCCCGGTGCGCACTTCCGGGAGTCAGGTCCTGGTGGTTACACGTGGGAGTTTGCGACCGGTGAAGAGCTGCTGTTCCGGTACATCGACAAACCGCGCGACTACCGCAACTACCACGGCCACGAGTACCCGTGGATGGCGTTCGATGAGCTGACGAACTGGTCCGACGATCGGTGCTACAACATCATGCAGTCCTGCTGCCGATCCTCCACCGCCGGGGTGCCGCGGAAGCTCCGCTCGACCACCAACCCGTATGGTCCCGGGCACCACTGGGTGAAGGCCAGGTTCATCGACCCAGCCGCGCGTGGCACCGTCATCACGGACGAGCGCGGGAACCAGCGTGTGGCATTGCACGGGCACTGGTCCGAGAACGTGCACTTGGTGGCCGCGGATCCCGGCTACATCACTCGCCTGCTCTCCGCGACAGACGACGATCCTGACCAACAGGCTGCATGGGTGGATGGATCGTGGGACATCGTGGCCGGCACCTTCTTCGGCGGATCGTGGTCGAGGGTCCACCACGTCCTGCAGGCCTTCGAGATTCCCGCCACCTGGCCGATGGACCGCGCCTTCGACTGGGGATCGAGCAAGCCGTTCTCGGTGGGCTGGTGGGCGGAATGTGACGGGAGCCGCGTGACGCTGGCTGACGGCGCTCAGCGCACCTTTCCCCGTGGCACACTGATACGCGTGGCTGAGTGGTACGGCTGCCGACCCGGGAAGACCAACGTGGGGTTGCAGATGGAGGGCGGCGACATCGCCCGCGGCATTCTTGAGCGTCAGAAGTACGCGTGGCCCAAGCGCATCATCGCCCCCGGCCCGGCCGACAGCTCGATCTTCGACGTGCAGGATGGTCACAGCATCGCCAGCAGCTTCGAGAAAGCGGGCGTCACGTGGACCGCGGCGAACAAGGGACCAGGCTCGCGCAAGAACGGCTGGCAGCTGATGCGCGACCGGTTCGGGGCGGGGAGGCCGAAGAAGGACCGCGCCGGGAATACCCTCCCGCTCGAGGAGCCTGGCCTCTTCATCTTCGCGAACTGTACCAACTTCATCCGCACGGTGCCGATGCTGCCACGCGACGAGAAGAAGCCCGACGACATCGACACCAACGCCGAGGACCACGTGGCCGACGAGTCCCGGTATCGCGTGCTGGCGCCGCCAGCCCCACTGCTGGAGACCGGCACGATCAGCATGTAACCGTGGACTTCCCCGGGGCGATTCCCTATCTTGCCCCGCATTCCGTTTGACGACTTGTCACTCGCACTGGCGAGGGCCGCCCCTGAATACCTCGGACCCCACTCTCGTCAACTACACCCGTCCGGAGGTCGTCGCCGCGCAGAAGCCGCTCGACCTCATCGACGATCTGCTCGGCGGGCCGGAACGCATGTGGGAGGTCTCCCACCAGCGCAGCTACATCCGGAAGTGGGCCGACGAAAGCCCCAACGTGTACAACATCCGCCGACAGATCGAAGAGCTGTTCGAGGGTTTCAAGCGCGTGCTCTCGGCCGGCGTCGGGATGCTGTTCGCGAAGCCGCTGCAGATCGACTATCAGGGCTCCGAAACCGCGATGACGCCGATCTGGGAGAACATCGACGGCCGTGGCACTGCGGGCCCGGTGTTCGCCAAGTACTACGCCAACGCAGACCTGAAGCACGGCTACGGCATCATCCTGGTCGACCATCCGCCATCTCCTGGCGATCCCACCTCGAAAGACGAAGCGACGTTGAACCTGCGGCCCATGGTGGCGCTCTACTCGCGCCGGCAGGTGATCAACTGGTTTCACGAAGTGATCGACAACGTCCAGACGCTCACTCTGCTGGTGCTGCAGGAGTCGGCGGCGGTGCGGACCGGCTCGTACGGCATCGAGAGCGTGCAACAGTACCGCGTGCTGCGCCTGGGTGAGATCGTCAACGAGAAGAACGAGTCGATGGGCCGCGGCGCCTCGTGGGAACTGTGGCGCGAAGCGGGCGAAAAGCAGGGCGGCACGCAGGGCTTCAAACGGGTCGGTCGGGGCGTCTTCTTGAACCGCAACGGCAAGTTGTGTCCGCGCATTCCGGTGGCCGGCGACTACGACCTCGTGAAGGAGCCGCCGCTACGCGGCGTGGCATACGCGAACCTCGGGCACTGGCGCCAGGCCACCAACCTCCGCTTCTACAAGGAGGTGGCGGCGTTCCCGCAGCCCGTCGTGACGGGGCAGCTCGCTCAGGAGTCGGACGGCCAGGGCGGCACCCAGCCAGGCAAGCTCAAGATGGGTCCGATGGTGTGGATTCACGTTCAGGGCGAGGGTGCGTCCGTCACGTATGCGGCGCCGCCCACCGAGGCTTTCCAGCCGCTCGAGCAGGGGATCAAGGAAAAGCTCGAACAGATGGGCCAGCTCGGCCAGCAATTCCTGATCTCCGATACCCGCGCCGCCGAGACCGCGGCGGCGCACCGACTGGATGCGGCGGCGGAGAATTCAACCTTGGCCACCGAAGGCCAGGCTGTCGAGGACGTGCTCAACACCATGCTCGAGCTGATCGCATGGTATATGGGCATCGACAAGACCAAGGCGCCCACGGTGACCATCAGTAAGGACTTCGACGCGACGACGATGTCGCCCGAAGTGATGACCGCCTACGCGGCGCTGGCCCGCGACATGGGCCTGCCGGACATGGTGGTCTTGAAGGCGCTGAAGGCGGGCGGTAGGATTCCGGACGATGCGAACCTCGAAGAGCTGGAGTTGGAAATGAACGTGAACCGTGAAGCCCAGCGCCAGCAGGAAGAGGACCAGCGGTCCGCGGAGATGGAGCGGCTGCAGCAGCGCAGGCCCGCGGCGTGAGCGGAGCCTTCAGCGAGATTGAAGCTGACGCTGAAGTCGCTGCGGCCTACTTCCACCGGCTGTTGGACAAGTCGGTCGAGATCCAGGCGGCGACCAAGCTCACGTCCGACTACATGGCAGCCCGCATGGCCATGCAGAAGGCCAAGGAAGTCGAGATGGAGCTGGAGGCTCGCCGGCTCGACCTGCCGCCCACGTGACCGAAGCTGAACGCCGCCTCTACGAGCGTATCCGGCGACGCGCGGGCATGGCAGAACCCGAGGTGGCGCGGCGCATCCTGCGGGCCTGGGAGCTTATCCGCACCAGCATGACCGAGGCCGAGTTGCGCGCCGCCATTCAGAGCGGCGGTGCCGACGCGCTGCTGAATCACATCGCCGAGTTCGAGCAGCGCATCTACGGCGCGCTGAGCGGCACCATCAGAACCAGCACGTTCGAGACCGCGCAGTCGATGACGCGGCTCACCCCGCACGGCCTGGACATCACCTTCGACCAGCTCAACCCCCGGGTCACCGACGCGGTGCGCAACCTGAATACTCGGGTGATCACGACGCTGAACGAACAGATCCGCGACACGGTCCGTCAGCACATCGACCGCGGGTTACAGGATGGCGTGAGCCCCCGCGAGATGTCGGTCGGTCTGCGCCAGGTGATCGGGTTGGCGCCCAATCAGGAACTGGCCGTGGTAAACTTCGAGCGCGCGCTGCGTGGCCAGAGCGACCGCAGCCCGTTGGACTATCGGCTTCGAGACCGGCGCTTCGACCGGACGTTGAGCCGCGTGGGGCAGTTGTCGGACGAGCAAGTCGAGAAGATGGTGACCGCGTACCGTCGCCGGTTCGTGGCCTTCAACGCCGAGACCAACGCCCACACCGCTGCGATGGACAGCGTGAAGCTGGGCCAGAAGCTGGCGTGGGACGACGCGATCGCGCGCGGTGACGTGGAGGGCGGGCAGCTCGACAAGGAGTGGGTGGTGGTGGGCGGACCGGCCGGCGACGGCCGCAACCGACCTGAGCACCTCGAGATGCATGGCGAGCGCGTGCGCTACGACCAGCCGTTTTCCAACGGGCAGATGGTGCCAGGCGAGTCGGACTTCAACTGCCGGTGCATCGCCCGGTACATCCTCAGGCCGGCCCCCAAGCTGGAACTCGTCGGCGCCAACTGATC